TGCGTCGGTATGTCGCGGCCGTCGAGTTCCGCAGCAACATCGTCGAGAACCTGCGCGGCTACGAGAAAAAGATCATCGAGCCGGCGCTACGCAGTGCAGCGTTCGCGGGCATCAACGTACTGTACCTGGGCATGCGCCAAATCGTGCCGCTCGCCGAGGGCACGCTGCACGACTCGATCTACCAGTACCACGACAAGCAAAAGTCGAGCCACCTTCGGCAGGTCTACGCGACCGGGCCCAACAAGGTCAAGGCGCCACATTGGTACAACGTCGAGTTCGGTCACTGGCGCTACAACAAGCGTGGCGCCGACGGCATGTGGATGCGCAGCAAGGCCGACCCGAACGCACGAGGCCCCGGCGCACACACGCTGCCCGGCGCACTCGAGACGCCCGTGTGGGTGCCCGCCGTGCCGTACATCCGTCCCACGTGGGATTCGCTCAAGAGCGTCGCCGGTCAAAAGGCCGTCGAGCGCATGCGCGAGCGCGTTAAAGAGTTGATCGCCAAATGAGTTTCGAGCCCGCCCTCGTCGCAGCGTTGCAGGGCCTAGTGTCCAACCGGGTCTATGCGGAGTTCGCACCGCAGAACACGCCGTACCCGTACATCACCTACCAACAGGTGGGCGGCGTGCCGACAAATACCATGTGCGGTAACTCGGATGGCCAGAACGCTCGTGTGCAGATCAACGTATGGGCCACTACCCGAGAGCAAGCCAACTCGATCATGCGAGCCGCCGAAGTGATAGTGACGTCGGCCCCGCTTCGGGGTGTATCTCTCGGCTCGCTTGTGGCAGAATACAATGCGCCGACTCATGGCCGGGGTGCCCGGCAAGACTTTTCAATCTGGTACCGCCCCTGAAAGGATAGCATCATGCCCTCACAAGTAGTTTTGGTGCAAGGCACCACCGTCCAAATTTCCGTTGCTGCGGAAAGTGACGTTGCGCCAAGCCCGCTGCCGACCATGGTGTCGCTGGATTGCACAGCGCGGCAGATTCAGTATCAGTCGGGTACCGCCAACGAGATCGACGTGACCACGTTTTGCTCGACGGCCAAAGAGTTCCGGCTGGGCCTGGATGACCCGGGCCAGTTCACTTTCACCGGCCACTGGGTGCAGACCGACGCAGCGCATGCGGTCATTCGTACCGCGGCTGGCGACAAACTCACGCGGCTGTTCATCGTTACCTTTGAAGATGGCTCGACGTTCTCCGCTCTCGGCTTCGTGTCGCAGCGGGGATTCGATGCAGCGGTTGACGGCGTGGTCACGGGGTCGTTCACGATTCGATTGACCGGTGCCACGGCCGAAGTAGACGCATCCGGCGCGTAGGCCAGCAATGGCCACTGCGGCAACGGATTTGGCCCAAAAGATGCGCGCTCGCGCAGGGGTCGATGCGTTGCCAGCAGATCACAAATTGCGTGTTCTCGCCGACTCGTTCGACGCGGCGGCCAAAGGGTTCTACGCAAATCCCCAAACGGTCAAGGCTCCCGCGTTCTTTGCGGAATGGGCGAGAGCTCGCAGAGCATGGTGTGCTTACTCGGGCGAACCGCTCCTCTGAGCCATGGACGTCACCATCGTTGCTCGCGCGTCCCATCAGCGCAACTGCGCCGAGGCCGTCGCGTCAGGTCTCAGGCGCCACGGCCGCACAGTCCATATTCAAGAGAGTCCAGAGTGCAAAACGCCTGTCGTGGCGTGCTGGGGCTGGCGCAGAGGCCAGGCATTGCGCAAGGCGGGTCACGAGGTGCTCGTCATGGAGCGCGCTTATCTCGGCGACCGGTTCCAGTGGTATTCGTTGGGATGGAACGGCCTCAACGGACGCGCCGACTTTCGCGGCGTGCGTGACGACGGCGGCGAACGGTTCCGCCGTCACTTCGGGTACCTCATGCAGCCGTGGCGCAAGACGCCGGGCAAATACGTTCTCCTCGTCGGCCAGGTGCCGGGCGACGCCAGCTTGCAGGGCCGCGACCTGTCATCGTGGTACACGGTGAGCGCCGTGACGGCTCGGGCGACGTACGACATGCCCGTGCTGTTCCGCGAGCACCCGGAGGCGCGCAAACGCGGTCTCAACCGCAACCCAGCCTACACCGACCCCAGCAAAGCGGAGACGCTTGCCGACGCACTGGCTGACGCCCACGTGGTCATCACGTTCAATAGCAACACGGCCGTCGAGTCGGTGCTGGCCGGCATCCCCACCGTGTCGTCTGACGAGGGCTCGATGGCGCGTGCCGTGACTGCGCATCAGACCAACATGCGAATGATGCCTGACCGGGAGCGTTGGGCTGCGCAACTGGCCTGGAAACAATGGACCTTGACCGAGATTGCACGAGGAGTTCCCTTTGAGACCTAAGACATTCTCGGGCCGCCCAGCGTCGCAAAACGCGTGGGAATTGCAGCAACTGTTGGCCCTCCTGCAAACGCGTAATGTGCGTCGCTACCTGGAGATAGGTGCGCGTGACGGCGACACGCTGCATGACGTCGGCATGGTCCTGCCCGAAGGGTCCACGTTGGTGGCGGTCGACTTGCCCGATGGCAAATGGGGGCGCAGAGACTCTTTGCGCAACCTCCGCAAAGCGTGCATTGACTTGCGCAACCAGGGCCGGCAGCCACGCATGGTATTAGGGTCGAGCCAGTCACCCGAGGTGCTGGGGATGGTGGATCGGTACGGCCCCTACGACGCCATTTTGATCGACGGCGACCACAGCTATGCCGCGGTGAAATCTGACTGGTTGATGTACGGGTCGTTGACGCCATTGACGGTGTTTCACGATATCGCGGGAGAGGGCGAATCGGACAAATCCCGGGGGATCCCGGTGGAAGTGCCGCGGCTATGGGCCGAGATCAAAGCAACGGGCGTGGAGACACGCGAATTCATCGCACCGGATAGCCGCATGGGCATCGGTGTGGTCATCAAACCAATGGAGCGCTGAATGAACTTCGACATCGACCAACTCGCATCGTCTACCGAGACCACTTACAACGTGGATGTCGGCCGCAACCCCGACAAGCCCGACGGCACGCCGGGCGATGTGGTCGGGTTCACGGTACTTGGGCCCAGCAGCAAGGCTTTCCTGGCGGTCGAGCGCGACATCCAGGTGCTCAACGTACGTGAAGCGGAAAAACGCAAGGGTGTGCCGCTGGACCTGTCGACCGAGGAGGGCGCGACGTCGATCGTAGACGGTCAGGACCGCCGCAAGCTGATGATCGTCAAGCGCTGCGTGGTTGGTTGGTACGGTTTCATGCGCGGGTCCGAGCCCGCTCCGTTCACGCTGGAGAATCTCGGCACGGTACTTGCGTCGCGGCCACATTGGGTCAAGCGCATCGCCGACGCGATCGATAACCAGTCAAATTTCGACGGGGGCTGACGGGGGCTCTGCTGGAGCATGCCCGCCAGCGCTTCGCGTTGGACAAGCCGGATCCCAAGACCGGCAAGTCCCGGCTCCAGGTGCTGATTGAAATTCGGACGCAGACCAAAGTGGTCGCGCCCGAGTTGATTAACATGGTGCCGGTGCCAATCGAGATTGAATACCTGTGGGATTGGTACCTCGACCTGGCCAATGCGCGCACGGCGGGGTTCTCCGTCAACGCGCTCACGTGGTCAGACATCCGCGCGTATTTCACGCTACTCAAGATTTCCCCGGAGCCGTGGGAGGTGCGTACAATCCGCGACATTGATGCCGCTTTCCTGGCCAGCCGCGCCGACAACACCTCTGGCACGGTCAAGAACGCGAAGGCCCTACTAACCCGGACCACCCTCAAGAAACGACATGGCTGACACGATTGCCGCTGGCGTACTTGAATTCACGGCGGATGCGTCGGGCGTGTCGTCTGCTGTTGCGGAGGCAGTGGGCGCCGTCAAGCAATTTGAGCAAGCCGTCGGTGGCGGCATGACCCAGGCGTCGGAAAAGGCCACCGCGGCATCCGACAAGCTGGACAGTGCCACGCGGCGCTACATCACCAGCATCGAAAAAGAGATCCAGTCGGTCAACCTCTCGCGCTCCGAGTATCGGCAGTGGGAGGCACAGGTCAAAGGCATCGGCGAGGGTGTGTACGGTCCGCTCGTGCAGCGGCTCAAAGAGGCCAAGACCGCGCAAGAGGCACAGGCCAAGGCCGCACTGGAGTCGGCCGCCGCCGATCGAGAAGCGGCCCGAGTGAAAAAGGAAATAGCGGCCGCTGACGCACGGGCCGCGACGGCGAAAGCCAACTACATCGCGCAACTGCGCGAGGAGGTCATGCTCTCGGGACGGTCGGCCAACGAGCGCGAGCTCTACAAGGCTGGCAAGCAGGGCGGCCCCGAGGCGGTACAGCAAGTCCTGCAACTCCAGAACATCCGCGCCGCGCAAGACGCCGTAGCGCAGTCGGCCCGTGACCAGGCGCAGGCCCAGCGTGAGGCGGCCAGCGTCAAGGCAGGCAACGACGCATTCGTGGCCAACCTGCAGGCGCAGGCCGCCGCCATCGGCAAGACCCGATCCCAGCTGCTGGAGATGGAAGCGGCGCGGCGTGGCGTGACGGCGCAGGCGGCGCCCTACATCGCATCGCTGCGGGCGCAGGAGGCCGCGCTGGGCGGCAATGTCCGCGCGCTCAATGCCTATGGCCAGTCGAGCAAGCAGACGGCCGCGGCGCTGCGTGGCGTGCCGGCGCAGATCACCGACATCGTGATCGGTCTGCAAGGCGGCCAGGCGCCGCTTACGGTCCTGCTGCAACAAGGTGGCCAACTCAAAGATATGTTCGGCGGCATCGTGCCGGCGTTCAAGGCCGTGGGCGGCGCCGTGCTCGCGCTCATCACGCCGTTTACGGTGCTGGCCGGCACGATCGCCTTGCTGACCGTCGGATACGCCCAAGGCGCCGCGGAACAAGACGAGTACGTGAAGGCGCTGGCGACCACAGGCAACCGGGCCGGCGTGACGGCCTCCCAATTGGGCGAGTTGGCCAAACGAGTGAGCGACGTGGTGGGTACGCGCGGTGCGGCCGCCGAGGCGCTCACGTCGCTGGTTGGCACTGGCCAGGTGACGGGTTTTGAGAATCTGGCCCAGTTCGCCGAGACGCAAATCCGCGCGCAAAAACTCCTCGGCCTCGCAGTGGCCGACACTGCCAAGGCATACGCCGAGTTGGGCCGGGATCCGGTGGCGGCCTCGCAGCGCTTGACGGAACAGATGAACTATCTGACCCAGGCGCAACTGGAGCAAATTCGCGCACTGGTCGAAACGAATCGGGAGGCTGACGCAGCGGTCATCGCACAGCGCGCTTACGACGATGCGTTGCGCAACGCCGCGGCGGCCGTCGAGCAAAACCTCGGACTGGTGCAACGCGCGTGGAAATCCGCGGGCGAGTTCGCCAAAGAGGCATGGGACCAGTTTCTCGGACTCGGGCGTGCGCCACTGGTGGCCGACCGGCTCGCCGACATGCAGGAGCGCCTGGACAACGCGCGGAAATTTGAGCGGTTCTTTGGCAGTGGCCAGGGCACCAAGGCCGTGGAGCAAGAGCGCAACACGTTCAACCGCGACCTTATCCGCAGTCTGGATAGCGCCAATGCCGCGGCGGCGACGGTCGAGGACAACCGGGCGGCCAACGCCGCGTACCTCGACGTGCGCAGGCTGCAGGAGTCGGCCAAGGGTGTGGACGCCATCACGCGCGAGCTCAAAAAATATCGCGACGGGCTGGAGGCCATTCGGAAGGTCAACCCGGACAGTAACGCTCTGACGCCTGCTGCAATTGCCGCGGGTGAAAAAGCTATCCGCGATCGGTTCAAAGGGTCGAGGGCTTCGGCGCCAAAGCAGTTCCGGGATGACGAGGCGACCAAATACTTGATTCGTCTGCGCGAGATCCAGGCTGCGCTTGAGGAGCAATTGCAGACCGACAAGAAACTCACCGACGCGCAAAAAGAGCGAGCACGTTTCGAGTCGCAGATTGCCGACCTCAAGGCCAAGGGTACTCTCACCAGTGACCAAAAAAGTTTGCTCGCGCAAGAGTCGGCGATTCGCAAGCAACTCGACATCAACGTGGCGGTCGCCGAGACCATCCGCCTCAAAAAGGAACAGGCCGATGCGGAGGCGCTGGCCAAGCGTGAACTTGAGGCGTACGCCGACTCCATCGAGCGGCTCAACGTGTCGATCGCCAGCGCCAACGAGGCACGCAGCGAGAGCATCACGCGCGCACTGAGCGGGTTCGGCCGTGGCGACGACAAGCGCGAGGAGTTGGAGGCGCAGCGCCAGATCAATCGCGAGTTTGAGCGCTACATCGATGCGGTCAAGCGTGCAGCGATCACCAACAACCAGCCCGTCGACTTCGTGCAGATCGACAAGATCAAGGCGCAGCAATCCGTGGCACTGGCCGAGGCCGCTGCGTACTACGCGCAATTGCGCACCTTGCAACT